CATGTTCCAATGGATGGATAAATCCTATCTCATGGCGGGAGAGGCCATGTGCGGAGAATTTTAAGAAAGGGTGTGTTTTAGTGCAAGACGCCATTATTAAAGGGATCGGGAATTCACGATACCTAAAGACAGTGGGGGAGGCCTTGTCCCTCTATCCAACCTATGAGGACTTTTTGCAGGCCATGATTGCTGGGACATTTCCCGTAGATTTCAATGGGATCAACAAGGATGGTTGGACCCAGCTGGGAACCCCTCTAAACAAAGCAAACCTTCTCTCAGATACGGTGATCTCCACGCTGGGTCTTTCCACAGGAGTGAATTCAACCCCTAACGATGCGTTCAATGTCCTTGCAAATATCGGCAACGTCCATGTGTGGAGGAAGACGGTGGTTGCAGAGGAGGAGGTTCCGGCGGGGTATACGTTGGGACCTGTTGAAGCTAACAAAGTCTTGGCGCAATCTTCCTCAAACTGGGGCAATAGTTATGCGGCTTTCACCGTTGCAAGCAGCATTACTGTTGATGATGGTGGCAACGTAACGATGAACGATACTTCGGGGGTAGAGATTTGGCAAGGCTATTTTGATCCGAATAAAGGCGAGGATAATCTTTTAGGGAAATTTATTCAATTTTCTCATGTTTCTGCCGATCACATTTAGTCTGATTTGGAAACGGGAGTATATTTCATTCCCAGTAACGCCACTTTTATCCGCGATCACAGCAGCGCCCCCTTCTATACCAAAATTTCTGCTTGCCAAAAAGTGAACGCATACCCCCTCACCCCCGCAGGCACCCACATCACCTACCTAACCTCCACAAACCGCAATGCCTACCAGGAGGGAGACAATGCGAAAGAGGCGGGGTATGTGTTGGGGGAGGTTGTGGCAGGGAAGACGCCAATAAGTATGGCGTACGATGGCCGTGGGGTTGTTATCGGCTCAACTATTCAGGTGGAAGAAAATGGTGCCATCTCATTTGCCCCTGATTCAGGGGCAACTCAATATTGGCCAAACAGTGTAGATGTATCCCTGATGAAAGGGAAGTTTTTCCATACAGTTGGTGGAGAAGGGGATTCTGATGAAATCGGAAATTTTAGCGATCCTAATTATTGGGTTTATCTTCCAGAGGATGCTGTTATTACAAGAGAATCACCGGTTGGCAGCAGTACAACAATCTTCACTACAAAATACCAACCCGTCACCGGCTACCCCGCCATCCCCGCAGGCATCACCATTGAGTATCTGGGGGTATTAGGAGACAAAATTCGAATGCAGATAGTCTCTTATATTGGGACAGGGACATCTGGGGAAGCCACCCCCTGTTCGATTACCGCTGACTTTAAGTTTAAGACTGCTGAGTACCTTGGTTCTTTGCGGGGTGGAAGTCTTTCGCCAGCTGTCACATACATTGATGCCAGAGACAAGGTCCTTAGTGAGGCCATAACAACAGAGTTTACAGCGTATAGTGGCTTTTGTCTTGATGACTCACAGGATTCGTTTGGAAAAAAGAGTGAGGACGGAAAAACCATAACCTGGTATTCCCGATATAATAACAGGCAGTCTAATCAATTAAATGAAGCAGGTGTGAAATATTACTTCCGATTCTTTGGATAAAGGAGGGTAACCATGTATTACATTAACTCAACCCCTAATGGCTCTGGGTACCACGGCAACCCCATGGGACAACCTTTCCCAAACTGTGTGACCCTCCCTGACGATCTCCTGAGCCCCTATCTTGCGGCAAAGGGGTTTGTGACCCTGACCGTGGAAAACGGCGCTGTGACAAGCCTGGAGACCAACCAGGAGGCGCTGGACGCCTATGAAGCAGACCACCCCGACCTCCCGCCGGAAGAGCCGGAGGAGCCTGTCACCTGGGGCGCCATGGCGGAAGCAATTCGAGAAGGAGTGAATGACGTTGACTGAAAAAGAGTTTGTTTTGGATACCCTGCGCCGGGCGGGGAAATCTGCCGCAGTCAACTTGCAAGCAGAATCCCCTTCCATGACCGGCACGGAACTCTGTGCCGCAGAGGAGTATATCCCGGACTTCCAGGCGGCCAAGGCTGCCAAAAACATGCTGGAGCGCAAGGCAGGCCAGAAAGATGGCTTTGTCTGCCGGTCCAGCGCCGGGCGGGTGGTTCGTCTCCTCCAGGTCTACGACAGTGAAATCTACCCCCAGGAACCGGAGGAACTGCCCGCCCAGTGGGGATTTGTCTGGTCCACCGACCCGGGAAAGGCGCTGCCCTTCCTCTCCCTCTCCACGTCCCCCTACGCCAAAGGGGACTGCTGTACTACAGATGGCAAAACCTGGCGCAGCAAGATTGACACCAACACCTGGTCCCCGGAGACAAGCCCGGAGTTTTGGGAGGAAGTGGAACCCTGACGAACCATCCCACACAGAGAGAGGAGGGCTGTTATGCCCATGGACAAGTGTACCTTTAACCCCGGGAATGAATGCTTGGGGCTGCAAAAGGCTAACATGTTGGAGAAGTCTCTGAACAGCCATTTGGATGCGGCCCGGCAGACCCATAAGGAGATGTATGACCGCATCCGGGCCCTGGAAACTGAGAGCGCACGCCGGGACGAACAGTATGTTCAGATTCTGGACAAGCTGGATGAAATGTCCTCCAAAATCACATCAGCACTCAGCCAGGTGAGTGAGCTCCAGATCAAGCCAGCACGCCGGTGGGAAGGGTTGGCTGATAAAGCAATCTGGGCTGTTTTCGCGGCAGTGATTGCGTTTCTGCTGGCAAAAATCGGGCTGTGAGAGGGGGTGAAGGGAATGAGTGAAAAATGGAAAGCCTGGTGGAAAGCGGCTGGAATGAGAGCATTTGGAATTTACTAAGGAAAAGCAATAATTCGGAGGCCCTATGAAAGAATGTATTCTCGCGGAGCATGAAGTTTGGGCCGATGTACCTGGATATGCTGGACTTTACGAAGTAAGCAACTTCGGGCGCATAAGGAGCCTAACGCGAACCACAACACAAAGAAATAACGGAAAGTATCGCGTCCACACCTATTCCGGGAAAATCCTGTCTCTTTCCGAGGACGAAAATGGGTACTTGCGGGCCCACGTATCAAAAAACGGGAAGGACGAGACAATGCTGATGCACCGAATTGTCGCATCCGTTTTCTGCGAGCCAAAACCCGGATGCGACATTGTGAATCATTTGGATTGCAACCCGAGCAACAACAGGGCGGATAACTTGGAATGGACTACCTATAAAGGGAATATGCAATATGCGTCCTCTTTGGGGAGGATGCAGTATAACGTAAAAAACTTAAAAAAGGCACAAGAATCCAAAAAGATACCAGTGGTTGCTATCAAAGACGGTGACAGGAAAGTTTACCCCTCTTCGTCGGATGCAGCAAGAGAACTGGGGCTTTGCTCTGGCGGCCACATTGCCGCTGCCTGTAGAAAGGAATACGGGTACAAAACTGTTGGTGGGTATGAGTGGGAATATGCGGATCCCGCGCTACAAGGGAAACAGAAGGCTCAAAGGGAACCCATCCCAATGGAAGCGCGAATAGAACTGCTGCGAAAAAGGATGAGGGGAAACACAATTATGTTGGGTAGGAAACTTTCCGAGGAAACAAAGAAAAAGCTATCCAAAATAAATGCAAGGCCCGTTATCCAACTTTCTAAAGGCGGGGACGTGATAAATGAATTTCCTTCTGCGTCGGTCGCAAAATGTATTACAGGAATTTCCCATATTGATGATTGCGCCTCTGGAAAGCGAAAAAGCGCAGGGGGATTTTATTGGAAATGGAAAGGAGGTGTTTGATTGAAGATATTCACAAAGGAGTTCATTCGCGCAGCCTTAATTCGCGCCCTAAAAACGCTCTGCCAGACCGCCGTAGGCTGCATTGGCGCCGCTGTGGTGCTGGGAGATGTCAACTGGCCCATGGTAGCCTCTGCGGCTGTCCTGGCGGCTGTGGTGAGCCTTCTGACCAGTGTGGCGGGCCTCCCAGAAGTTGAGAAAGAAACTGCAAACAAAAACTAAAGACAAAGAAGGAGAATTCGTATGGCAAACCGTTTTTATGCGAATCGCATGGCAATTAAGGCTATCAGCGAGAAAGAGGGCGTGGATGTAGATATCGCCTCCCGCATGTATGCGCAGCAGCAGGGCTGGACCGGCTGGGAAAAGGAAATGGACGAGTGGAACGATATTCAGCGTTCCTACATGAAGTCTAAGACAAAGACACTGGCAGACCTTTTTAAGTAAAAGGGGGATTCCTATGGAAGAAAAGAATGCTACTCTGTCTGTTGTACATCCAGAAGATGATATTCCAGAATCTATGCTGGACGAGATGACCAACGGAAAAGGGGAAGATAAAGATGAGTAACAGCCCTCTTGTGACCTACACCAAATTATCCCCCAACCATTCCGGGCGGCGCAACCACGTAATCGACACCGTTTCCGTTCACTGCATGGCAGGCAATGCCAGCGTAGAGACTTGTGGGGCCTTGTTTGCCGACCCGTCCCGCAAGGCCAGCAGCAACTACGGCATTGGAAGCGATGGGCGGATTGCTTTATATGTAGATGAAGCAAACCGGTCCTGGTGTACCTCCAGCGC